TAAAAACGTACCAAGCACCATTACGAGAGACTACAACTGGCCCGGACTACATAAACCGTTCGCACACCAAAAAGAAACATCAGCATTTTTAACATTACGCAAGAAAGCATTTTGTTTTAACGAGCAAGGTACAGGTAAGACAGCAGCAGTTATCTGGGCGGCGGACTACTTAATAAAACTAGGCTTAATTCGTCGAGTGCTTATCATCTGCCCTTTGTCGATCATGAAGTCGGCGTGGCAAGCAGACCTGTTTAAGTTTGCCGTGCATAGAACTGTAGACATAGCATATGGTAGAAAAGAGCAACGCGTTAAAGTTATAGAAGGTGACGCAGAGTTTGTTGTGATTAACTTTGACGGCGTAGATATTGTTAAGGAAGAGATTGCTAATAGTGGATTTGATTTAATTGTTGTTGACGAAGCATCGGCGTACAAGAACATACAGACTAATCGTTGGAAGGCGTTGAGAACATTGGTTAAATCTGAGACATGGTTATGGATGCTGACTGGTACCCCCGCTGCGCAGTCACCTGTGGATGCGTATGGTCTGGCTAAATTAATTAACCCTGACGGTATACCTAAATTCTTTGGGCAGTTCCGCGACAAGGTGATGGAGAAGGTGGGTCAGTTTCGTTGGATACCCCGCAAGGATTCTGAAGTAACTGTGCATAACGCACTGCAACCAGCGATACGGTTTGAGAAGGCGCAGTGTCTTGACCTACCGGAAGTAACGTATGTAGAACGAGACGCACCTTTAACGCCTCAGCAAAAGAAGTATTACGAGATATTAAAACAGCAAATGATATTTGAAGCGGACGGTGAGGAAGTTACGTCTGTTAACGCAGCAGTAAAACTAAATAAGTTGTTGCAAATATCGGGCGGTGCGGTTTATTCTGATGAGAAACAAGTTATTGAATTTGATGTATCGAACCGTCTGAACGTAGTACAAGAAGTTATTGAAGAGGCAAGCCATAAGGTGCTAGTGTTTGTACCGTTCACACATACGATAGCTTTATTGAAAGAGCATTTAACTAAGTCTGGTATCACCTGTGAAGTTATTAGCGGACAGGTAACAGTTAATAAAAGACATGACATTATTAATAGATTTCAAACCGACCAAAATACTAAGGTATTAATAATTCAGCCTCAAGCAGCATCACATGGGTTGACACTAACCGCAGCAAATGTAGTAATCTGGTACGCCCCTGTCACTAGTGTTGAAACCTATCTTCAGGCGAACGCACGAATCAACAGGCCCGGACAGAAAAACGCGATGACTATTGTGCATATAAAAGGTAGTGAAGTCGAAAGACGAATGTACGCCATGCTTCGTGGAAACATAACAAACCATAACAGAATAATTGAGTTGTATAAGCAGGAGTTGAATAGCCCAGCCGGAGGTGGCGCTAATAACACCGGCAGCGGGGGCTAGGGTCTTTGATTTTCTTTCTTCTTAGTGACCCCGTATTTTTATTAACCGAAGGAGCTAAACATGAACAAACTAGTACTCGTCATCCCGCTATATTTAACGGGGTGCTCTTCTTTCTCAGACCTGCCAAACTCTAATCTGATTGTAGATAAAGAGATTCGTGGTATGAGCCGCAACGAAGTCATCATGGCTATTAACGAATGCGAAGGTAACCGCACGCGTGCAGTCGTCATCATGGCAAAGCAAAAAATATCCGGTAGGACTACAGACGTTGTTACTGACGTTACGTGCGCACCCAAGTACACTTTTTAAGGGGGCCACAATGGATGGAGAAGTCTCTGCTAATAAGCTGTCGCAAATCTATTTAAAGATACGCGATGCAAGATCGGAGTTGAAAGCAAAGTACGAAGAAGATGATAAGCAGTTAGAAGCACAGATGGATTTAATAGAAGCTAAGTTGCTAGACATATGCAAAGCAGCGGACGCTGACAGTATCAAAACTCAAGCAGGTACAGTAATGCGTAGAGTAGCTATTCGTTATTGGACTAATGATTGGGATTCGATGTATCAGTTTGTTAAAGACAACGACGCTCTTGGTTTGTTTGAGAAGCGTATAAGTCAGACGAACATGAGGCAATTTCTTGAAGAGAACCCCGACAAGTTTCCGCCGGGCATGTTGTTAAATAGTGAATACAAAATTACCGTAAGGAGAAGCAACAAATGACAAACGAAGTTTCCATTTTCAAGAACCGCGACGTAGCCGTTGCAGGTAAGAAGACACCCAGTGCACTGACTCAATCGTTGATGAAGGGCGGCGCTAAGTTAAAGCGTATCTCCCCACGTAACGGTATGTTTGTACGCGTAGTTAACGGCGAGACAGCGGGTAAACTCAAAGCGCCTTTGCGAGTGGTACTAGTTGGTGTTGCACCTAATGTGCAGCGTACGTTCTACGCTAAGGCTTACGATCCTAATGCTGAGGCTACTGCACCTGATTGCTGGACTAACGATGGCAATGTACCAGACGCTAGCATCAAAGCCCCACAGTCAAAGAAGTGCGAGACCTGCCCACAGAACATCAAAGGTTCAGGCCAAGCAGACTCCAAAGCCTGTAGGTTCAAGCGTCGTATAGCGGTTATCCTGCCCGAAGAAGTAGGCGGTAATAATCATGGCGACATCTATCAGCTTGAGGTAGCATCTAAATCAATCTTTGGTAAAGGCACTGGACAGACGTTCCCGTTGAATGCTTATATCGACTACGTGATTGCTAACGGCGAGAACATCGATGGCGTTGTAACTGAGATCGACTTTAACGAAGACAACAACAATCAGTCTATTTTGTTCCGTGCGGTTGACTTTGTAGCTAGCCATCCAGACCTGCAAGATGTAGTTGCTGAAGCAGTTGAGTCGCCTGAGTCACAGAAAGCTGTAGTATTGAACGTAGCTGTTGTAGATAAGGGCGAAGAAAGCGTTGAGGAGTTTGAACAGAAACCTAAGAAAGCTCAAGTAGTAGAAGAGGAAGAAGTAGCTGAACCGACTAAGCGTGTGACGAAGAAAGTTACACCTCCACCTGCGGAATCAAAGAGTCTTGCAGATGTGGTTAGTGCGTGGAGTGACGACTAAGTTTCTCGCGCCGCGTCCTGCGGCTTTCGGGGGAGAGTAATCTCCCCCTTTTTTTCCCCTTGAGATAAGACAATGGCTGACTTCGACCTTTTAGATGCTGTACTCGCCCCGCAAGGTTGGTACGCAGTAGTAGGCATCAAGAACAAGAAGACGAGGCAGCACCTTGTAGAGACTAGAGAAGAGGTAAATGAGCTAATACAAGACATGCTCGAAGATGAGCGCGACGTGTATTTTGGCTGCGCCAAATATGAAACAGGAGATAACCGCACAGGTGACAATGCAACGTACTTCAAAGCATTGTGGGTGGATATTGACTGTGGAGAAGATAAGGCTGCATCCGGTGAAGGCTATGTTGACCAAGCCACTGGGCTACAAGAACTGCAACGCTTCTGTAAAACAATCGGGCTACCTAAGCCCATAATAATTAACTCGGGTCGTGGCATACACGCTTACTGGACGCTTACTGAGGTTATCGGCAAAGACCGCTGGCAACCAATGATGAACCGTCTGGCTGAGCTATGCACTACCCATAGCCTGTTAGCAGACCCCAAGTGCTTTGAACCCGCACGAATACTGCGTGTACCTAACACACTAAATTTTAAAGATACTCCGCCGTCTCCGGTTACGGTAATAACGGCAGGCGTTACTACAAGTGAGCCTAATGCGTTACGTATTACGCTAGGCGTTACAGAGAAAAAGTTTGCTCCGCGTAGGCAGATACAGCGCAGTGCCTTGACCCTATCCTTGATGGGCAACCGTATCTCCCGCTTCAAAACTATCATGATGAAGTCGGCGCAGGGCGAAGGATGTAAGCAGTTAGTTTATTGCTTTCAAAATCAAGATTCTATTAGTTATAACCTATGGCGCAGCGCCTTATCCATAGCTGCGTTCTGTGAGGAGGGGGCATCGGCTGCACATAAGATGTCAGAGAAGTACCCCGGCTATGACCCAGAAGAAATTGAGATTAAGGTGCAAGACCTACAGCGTAAGGGTGGGCCGCACTTTTGTGAGACGTTTGAGAAGGAAAACCCCGGCGGGTGCGATGGTTGTATACACAAGGGCAAGATCACTACACCTATCGTACTAGGTAAAGAGATAGCTAAAGCTGAGCCAACTGAGGAAGGTACGTACGAGGTTGAAGCAGAGGAAGCAGAGGATGCAGAGGAAGACGTAGTTTCTTACAAAGTCCCAGCTTTTCCTTACCCGTACTTCCGAGGTAAAACCGGTGGCATCTACATGGAAAGAACGGATGACGACCCTGTACTAGTCTACGAGCATGACCTATACGTGGTTAAGCGCATGACTGATCCCGAGACAGGAGAGATGGCGTTAATGCGTCTGCACCTGCCAAGAGACGGCACTAAGGAGTTTGCCATACCAGCTAGTGCGTTGATTGGTAAGGACGAGCCAAAAAAATACTTAGGTCAGCAGGGAGTATTAGCCCGTGGGGCACAGATGGATAACATCGTAGGATTTTTACTTTCCTGCGCAAAAGACATACAACTAAC